ATGGCATGAAACCCTATATTCGTTTTCGTGGTTTAACTGAATCTGATATTGTACCAATGATGCACGGTGAACGATATCATGATTTGAAGAACTATGTGGAGAATATTACTGGAGATTTGTTGGCAGGTGATACATCGACCACCAGTAGGAAGCTAAGGACATTTACCAAGATTATAGCTTTAACTAAAGCAGCTTTAAAGGGGAGTTCTGAAGGGGAGGCATTCCTTTTAACGATTGAGAACGCCAAAAAGTTGACAGAAAAGAAAAGATATTATACATCCGATTTTGGGTATAATAACTCTATTGATTACATGAACTGTAAAACTGATACTTTGGTTCCTGGTCCTAACTATGAGAAACATGAGTTAAAGAACATCATCGAGTGGTGGCGGAGCAAGGCTATAAATAGATACGAAACTCTCAAATCTGAGGGAAGATTAAGAACGGAACTTGAAGTATGGACTTCAGGTAAAGAAATTCAAATCATACGATAAATGGCAGATACCACAACACTAGCAGAGGCTTCGCAAGCACTCTTTTGTTCACTAGCGGACTATGTTTTATTAAAAAGAGAAAAATTAGATATAGTTTTTGATTTGGATAATGCTCCCACATATGCGGGATTTAAATTGCTTTGGGAAAATAATAAAAAATTAACCGATTCAATAGAGCAAGTATACAATAATCATACAGATACCCCACAAACAACTTTACCTGTTTTAGAAAAGTTTTTAGAAAAAAACGTTGATTGGTACGAATCTTCAGTTTTAATTGCAAAAAAACTTGTATCTGATATTGATAAAGTTTTGGGAAAATCAACAGGAATTAAAAAACCTAAAGCTACTGAAATTTGGTTTGTTCGTGGTGATGATACTGTAATGAAAAACATTCAAATTCTATTTGATAAAGCCAATGCAACAGCTAAAGCGATTAATAAAGTTGATGACATAGGTGCTAAAGGTATAGTATTTGGTGATATCAATAAATGGAGTCCGGCTGATATTTACTTTGCTTCAGATAAAGCAAGAGATAAAATTCAAAAAACTGTGGATGCAAACTCTACTAAAACAGGATTCATTTTTTCAAGTTTAAATATTCTAATAAGTGATTTGATTGAATCCGGCCAATTATTACCGTTATCTCTTAAAAAACAAACAAAACAAGTCACACTTCAAAAGGTGAATTTTAGTCGTCAAGATGAACTAAAAGTAATTTCAAAATATGAATACAATGGAACAAGTAATTGGAAACCATATAAGGTAAATCAACCACAAACTAGAGATATGAAAATTTATTTTAATCCAACCAGTCCAAAGGATTATATAAAGGTTAAACATGATGTATCTGGTGGTGCTTTTAAGTGTGACGTAGTTTATGCCGGAGCTGAAGCAAGAGCCGGTTCTTTAGCATCTATTGATATATTCTCAGCGTTGGTTGCTGTGATCGATCCTAAATTTGCTATAGAGATTAAAAAAACATTTGAAGATGGAAATAAAAAATATAGAAAAGAATTGGCTGATTGGTTGAAGAAGTATGCTGGTGGTAAAAAGCCAGAACTTGAAAAAGATAGTAATACTGGTAAAAATAAAAAAAATCCATTAAGAGAAGCGTTTGAAAAAGAACGTGCAGAATTAAGTGCATTGAATGTGATTAATAAAATTATGCCAAAAATTAAAGCATGGTTAAACCAAGATAAAGATAGAGCAGATAATTTTGTTCGTATTATCTATGAGTATTCAACTTCTAGAACAAAAGATTCTGGTAAATTTGTAATAGCAAAATAGGATAAATTATGGCACTCATTGACTTTGACAAACTCTCTAAACAATACTCCGATGATAATGATTTTGGATTCTCTGCCGTATCGGAAGAAGAATACAATGCTGTCATCAATAATACCACAAAAACTGCTGAGGACTACAAGGCACGGCTTGCCGAAGTAGAAAAGATTGTGATACCATTCCTTACAAAACTCCATTCTACTGGAGATAAAGAATACATATATTGGCCGAATCGTAAACCTGTTATCGAAAAGCAAATTGAAAAGATACTGAAACTAACTAGAGATTAATTATGTCCGCTACTGTGATTATACCAACTACTGGAGCACCAGAAGTTGTTGATGCTGTAAAGTCTGTACTAAATCAAACCTATCCTACCGATTGTTATGTCATCATTGATGGTGATGAACATATCGATAAAACTGCCGCATTGTTGAAACAGTTCGATGGTCATGACCGATTCCATATTACTGCACTGCCTGTCAATGTTGGTGCCAAAGGATTTTATGGTCACCGAATCTATGCTGCTTTCACTCATTTAATTAACACCGATTATGTCATGTGGCTTGATCAGGATAATTGGTTAGGTGATCGTCATGTTCAAGAATGTGTTGATACAATCGAATCAAGAAATTTAGATTGGTGTTATTCATTACGACAAATACATCATAAAGGCGGACAATTTGCTGCATTTGATGATTGTGAATCCTTAGGTAAATGGCAGTCGTATCATGGAATAAATCATATAGATACTAATTGTTATTGTGTTAAAATAGATATTGCAACCAAAATTGCAAGTGTATGGCATGGTGGTTGGGGTCAAGATAGAGTATTCTTAGCAACTATTGCACAACACTTTCCAAAGTTTGATTGCACAAATGAATATACGGTACATTATCGTGTAGATGGTGGCAGAGGTTCTGTGACAGCAGAATTCTTTGAAAATGGAAATAAAATAATGAATGAAAAATATAATGGAGTTTACCCATGGCGCAAAAAGACCTAATCATTGGTGGTTTTACAGGATACAATTACAATCAACTAAAACCATGGGTCGAATCAATCGATGACTGTGGTTTCACCGGTGATAAAGTGATGGTCGTTGGTGACGCATCACAAGAAACACTTGGTGAACTAATCAAACGGAACTTTATTATTGTTCCAATGATGAGAATCAATGCTCCAATCCATGTGGCACGATTCCTATCAATCTACGATTTTCTCAAAGCACATTACAAACGATATCGTTATGTGGTTACCACAGATGTTAAGGATGTTTTCTTCCAAACTAATCCAATGGATTGGTTGCATTACAATCTCCGTGATTTAAAACTTGTTGCCGGTTCAGAAGGTATGTTATACAAAGATGAACCATGGGGTAACGAGAATCTAATGCAAGCTTACGGTCCAATTGTACATGAAGAATTTAAAAATAACAAAATCTATAATGTTGGAACAATCGGTGGCCATGCGGAGTATGTTAAAGATATGGTGTTCAATATTTTCTGGAACGCAGTCAACAGACCTATTCAAATTTGCGACCAAGCGGTGTATAATGTTCTGATTCAGACACAGCCATTTAAAGATAGAATATTTTTTGCTGAACAGTCAGATGCTTGGGCTTGTCAAGCAGGCACAACAGTAGACCCATCCAAAATTGAACAGTTTAGACCGTTCTTAACTGAAAAAGAACCAATCTTTGAAGATGGACTTGTAAAAACTCATGACGGACATATATTTTCTATTGTTCACCAGTATGACCGAGTACCGGAATGGAAACAATTTATTCAAGAGAAGTATAATCAAGAACCACCAGAATCATTTTTCACTTATAGGACATAATCATGGATTTTGAACAATTATATCAAGAAGCTTGTGCCAAAGAAACTGACATTCACGAGCATCTACCGGTGTTGTCAGATTTGACTTCACAATGTAAACATGTTACCGAACTCGGTGTAGGTTGGGCTCAAAGTACTCGAGCATTTCTCCGTCACGATGTTGAATTACATAGCTATGAACTAATGCCACAACCTGGTATTGTTGAGTTCTTTGAACAAGCAAAAGCTGAAGGTCGAAATGTATATTTACATATTGATGATACCCGTAAAGTTGAAATTGCACCTACAGAATTACTATTTGTAGATAGTTTACATATTTACGAACAGGTACAAAAAGAATTAGAATTACATGCTGACAAAGCAAGTAAGTATATTGTATTTCATGATACCACATCTTATGCTGACCGTGGTGAGTTTGGTGGTCGTGGCATTTGGCCCGCTATTCAAGAGTTTATTGATACTCATCCTGAGTGGCAAATGGTTGAACGCAGAACCAATAATAATGGATTAACTACTTTGAAACGAGTTGCATGAAAAAAATATTAGTGACTGGTGGTGCCGGTTTTCTTGGTAGCCACCTGTGTGAAAAATTGGTTTATCAGGGGCATCATGTTCTTTGTGTAGATAATTATTTTACAGGTTCATACAAGAACATTAGACACCTCTATGATGCTAAAAACTTTGAAGTAATGCGTCAAGATATTTGTTTTCCACTTTATGTTGAAGTGGATGAAATTTATAATCTTGCTTGTCCAGCATCACCTGTACATTATCAACATGACCCAATACAGACAATGAAAACCAGTATTTTAGGTGCATACAATATGTTGGGTTTAGCTAAACGAACTGGTGCTAAGATTCTACAAGCATCAACATCAGAAGTTTATGGCGATCCACTTGTACATCCACAAACAGAAGAATATTGGGGTAATGTAAATCCAATTGGTATTCGTTCTTGTTATGATGAAGGAAAGCGTGCAGCAGAAACTTTGTTTGTAGATTATAAACGCAAACATAATGTTGATGCCAAGATTATTCGCATCTTCAACACTTATGGTCCTAGAATGGCTGCAAATGATGGTCGAGTAGTGAGTAACTTTATCACACAAGCATTAGAAGGTAAGGACATTACGATTTATGGTGATGGTTCACAAACAAGAAGTTTTTGTTTTGTCGGTGATTTAATTGATGGTATGATGAAAATGATGGATTCAAACATTATGGGCCCAATCAATTTAGGCAATCCAAATGAATTTACTATGTTAGCACTAGCTGAAAAGGTTATTGAATTAACAAATTCAAAAAGTAAAATTGTATTTTTAGAATTACCTGAAGATGATCCAAAACAAAGGCAACCTGATATTACAAAAGCAAAAGAGTTTTTAAATTGGAAACCACAAGTACATTTAAATTTGGGGTTAAAATTAACAATAGATTATTTTAAATCATGAGTATATCTTTTTTTCACATAGCATCTGTATATCCTAAAGCAACAAAAGTGATGATTGAGAATGTTAGGAAACATCATCCTGATAGTTATTACTATTTGGCTGTCGATGGAGATAGAGATTATTTAAACCTCGCATTAGAAAATAATTGCGATTTGCATGTTTATACCGAAGCAATAGGTGGACCTGTTCCTCCTTATGGTTATAATTTGAAACAAACTTTACAATTCTTGGAAAGATTTCATACTGCTTGTGAGAATTGTAACACAAATCATATTATGATGATGGAAGATGATGTTTTAATTATAAAACCAATAACAGTTGATCCTTATTGGGACCATGCCGGCGCAGATACAAAAGTCGGCAACATATTGCCCAACTTTGTATTGGACTTAATTGAATCACATTCTGGTTCAAGACCTGATCCATTTCAGTATGGTGCCGGCGGCGGAACTATTTTCAACAAAAATGTTTTCTTAGTAAATTATACTAAAAATATAGAATGGTTTAAAAAACATTTCGATAATATACAACAATATTATCCTACAATTGGTTACATTGATTGTTTTATGAATGTGTATTACTGGTTAGCAAGAAAACGTTATTGCGGTAATCCTTATCGTACAGACACACACAATCATCAACCAGGATTTGATTATGAGGCCTTTATAAGTAATCTACCGAGTGAAATTGAAATTATCAACAACTACAAGAAATACTATTATGAATGAACTTACTATTGTAACGGCCTTCTTTGACATTGGCCGTGGTGATTGGACTCCAGATAAGGGTTTACCCTCATATCTTCAAAGAACAACCGACACATATTTTGAAAGATTTGGTCACATGGCCAAACTTGATAACCATATCATTGTCTATACATCAAAAGAATTTGTTGACCGAATTAAAGAAATTCGTGGCGACAAACCAACAACAGTTCTTACAGTTGATTTTCAAAATTCTTTTCTTGAACTCCGTAAAGAAGTTAGTCGAGTACAAAAGAGTCCAGAATATCAAGCAAAAATAAATCCCATGCAAGTACGCAATCCAGAATATTGGAATGCTGACTACGTTATTGTCAATGCTTTAAAATCTTCTTTTGCAACACAAGCAATTCAACGAGGAATTGTTGAAACAGAAATGTTGGCTTGGTTAGATTTTGGTTATTGTCGTACAGAAGATACACTTAACGGTGTAGAATTGTGGCAGTATCCATTTGACAAAGAGAAAATTCATTTCTTTAATATTAAAGACTTCAAAGAAGGAACTTTTATTCAAGATGTGATTGCTAATAACGATGTTCATATTACCGGTCCAATGATTGTTGCAAGTAAACAGAATTGGCCAGTATTAGAACAATTGGTTCACCATAGTGTTGGTGAATTATTGAAGAACGATTTAATTGATGATGACCAAACATTGTTATTAATGTCGTACCTTCAGAAACCAGAATTATTTGAATTACATCCACTTAAAGACGAATGGTTTGTTGCTTTTAAGGAATATCATGTTGATATATGTTAGTTGTACCGATAATCTAGGAGATTTCTCTAACGCATTACCTGTCATTTCTGGCCTCTCGTTGTATGATAAGAGGCCAATTGATTTAGTCATTAAAAATGGTATGCGTAAGTTCAATGGCATCAAAGAACTTTTACTTCAACAACCTTGTATCAATTCGGTTGAGTTTGATGATGAAGTTTATTTCAATGGTGGTATTAATTTAAGTTCTTGGACTCGTATGGACCAAGATGATCCAAATCGACCAATTGAAACTTGCCGTTATGAAAATTGGGTAAGAGATAATTACAAATTAGATTTTAAGGTCGATGATGATTTTGAACTTCAGTTTACTTCAATGGAAGTTGAAGATACAGGTGATAAAACAGTTATTGGTGACCGTTGGAATCATGCGACAATTGATACACGAAGAAAAACAAATGTGGTTGAACACGGAGCAAATCCTGATCCATCAAAGGTGTTTTATTTGGATTATACAAAACCAATTTGTTACAATTTGTCGATAATTAAAAATAGTCCTCGACATTTTGTTACAACCTTTACGGGTATTGGTATTCTTGCTGACTTAATGAATAAAGAAACCATCTGTTGTTGGGACGAAGATATGAGGATGTGGGACGGACATCCTGTTGAATATGATTTTATTCGACACTATTACGGTAATCGTAAATCAAAACTTGTTTATGTGAAAGATTTAGTAATATGATTATCAACATTCGAAAAGGTGTGTTTGGTGATTGCATCCGTGGTGGTGATTTAGTTGCTGTTGCAAATGTGGTTGAACATTTAAGAAAAGTTAATAACAATCCCAATATTCGTTTTTGGATTGATCCTGCAGCAACTAGTTCAGAAAGATATGTTCAAGATTTTCACACTTTCTTAATATTTGCAACAGATTATTTTTCTGTACACGAAGGCCAAGAAGAATTGCCATGGCGCAGAGTTAATCTTTGGGATTTCCGTGATGTTTCGGGTGATGTGGTTAAAATACCAAATAACAAGCCGATGCAAAAGAAGATTGTTATATTTCCATTGACAGATGCTCCATATAATCAATGGCGTAACTGGCCCCCTAATTTGTTGCCATCTTTGATTCAAAAATATAATACCGAACAATATAAAGATTATGTTAAAATTATTTGTTCCAAAAATTCAGCATATTATGGTGAAGAATGGACTTGTAGTACCGACATTACAGATAATCTAAACCACATTATGGATGCCGAAATCTTTATTGGTGGTGACACAGGAACAACACATTTTGCATTTGCGCTTGACAGAGCACCTAAAGACCTGTTATACTATGGATCCAGTCGAGCATTGGTACATACATTACCATTTTACCTATTACAAGGTAAAGGTAGAGTTACAAATTATTGGTTAGATTTTGAGAGAACAATATGGCAATAAATGATACTGCAGCAATAGTTACCGCTTTTTTTGGCCCACACCAAACACAACAAAAAAAATATATGGCTAAAACCTTATGCCGTAATATTAAAGAAACCGGCCTATTTACTTGTTTAGCATCACATTCAACCATTGACGAGGAAACTCAAAGTGTTACAAACCTATCGGTTTATGACGCAGATAATAGTTTTCAAGTAAACGGTTTACCAAAAGTAACACATAATCATGGTGTAGCAGAATTGACATCAATGCACAATGCAGTAAATGCTCTCAAACGGTTTGGATTTAAATATATTATTAAATTTCCATTTGATATACAACCAAGTTTAAATTTTCAACAAATTGTTAATGATTGCAAAGCTACTGGTAAAAGTTTGGTAACAGGAAGATGGGATAATGATATCACTATTGGTACATTTTCATTCTTTGCCAATATTGATTTTTTCTTAGAAACATTTTCTCTTGATGAAGTATATCGTTGTGATAAAGATTTAGAATATGCTTGGTTCGATTCTGTAAAAGAAAAAGGACTAATGGAACATGTACATTTTTGTAGTGGATATAATAACTTCATGGGAAACAATATGACTCAATACTCGGAAGGAGCTGGCACTAAAGTATTGGAGTATCCGTTCCAATGAAAACATTCAGTATAACTTGTATTGATGCTCTTACATATACTCCTACAATTAAAGCTCTAAAGAAAACATTAGAAACTTTAAAAGGTTTAGTTGATGTTAAAACTGTTTATTGGTTTAGTGATATCGATTTTCCTGATACGGTAGATTGTAATGTTGTTTGGGTGAAGATTAACAGATTTAAAAAATTTACTGATGAACTCAATTATATTACACTTAAATTAGTACCACATCTATCAAGAGAAGATTATAATTTAATGGTACAAGGTGATGGCTTTGCCGTTAATCGTGATGCTTGGGATTCAGAGTTTTTAAACTATGACTATATTGGTGCTCGTTGGCAAGATGGTAGAGTTGGTAACGGAGGTTTTAGTTTACGCAGTAAGAAATTACTCGATGCTTTTTTAGATGTAGATATTAAATATCAAACATCACAATTTTCTGAAGATATTATTAATAATGTTGAGAATTATGTGTTTGATTATTGTGGTGATAAAGTCATACCAGAAGATAACATCATCTGCAAAGTATATCGACCAATACTAGAACAACAATATGGTATCCGTTATGCAGAGGGAGATATAGCGGACAAGTTTAGTATTGAGTATAATATGAGTTCTCCGTGGCTAGGTAAAAGTTTAGGTTTTCATGGAAAACATGGAATCGCTAGTCATTATGGAATCTCGTTAGATTAAAAGCCAACAATTTGACGAGTATATATCTAACCCAACCTTTTAAAGGTTTGATGGTATAGTTTTAAAAGTTGTATAAATAAGCAATCGGCAACCAAAGTGTGTTGCAAATCTAGAAGGAAATTAATGAGGTCTTTTACAAGCTTTCTTACCGAAGAAGTTGAGGGTGAAAAACTCAAGCATATAACTCATGCTGAAGATAGGCCATTACAACATGGTGTCAAAGGTTTTACTCACGCATATAATGCTATGCAACAAACCCACGACCATATTAAATCTGGTGGAAATAGTTCTGCTTTAACCATGAAATATGATGGTTCTCCAGCGGTAGTATTTGGCCATCATCCAGAAAGTGGTAAGTTTTTTGTGGCAAGTAAATCAGCCTTCAATAAGAATCCAAAGTTGAACTACAACCATAATGATATCGTCAAGAACCATGGACACGCACCTGGACTCGTAGAAAAACTCCACTCAGCATTGAATCATCTTAAAAAAATAGCACCTAAAAGTGGTGTATACCAAGGAGATTTGATGTATTCTGAGGGAGATAAAGAAGATACCAAAAAAGGTGTTTCTTTTACTCCAAATACCATTACCTATACCGCCAAAGGCGACCAAGCAGATAAGATTCGTAAATCCAAGTTAGGTATTATTGTACATACACAATATCATGGTAATAACATTCAAACTATGGGTGCCGATCCTCATCCAGATTTACACAACTTTGCACAACATCCTGATGTATGGCACAAGTCTGCAAATCACGACACAAAACAAATTCATTATTCTGAAGATCAACAAAATGAATTTAAAAAACATTTAGATGCGGCTAAAAAGATACATGACGAACATAAGAACACCATGTATAAAGCTACAGAAGCACACCGTGGTGAAGCAAGTCATTTAGAAACATACATTAACCATACTGTTAGAACAGATGAAACTCCTAGTTCTGAAGGATTAAAAAAACATATTCAATCCAAATATGATAAGATGGCTTCTAAGTTAAAAACTCCTGCAGCACAAAGCAGAAAGAATACTGAAGCCAGATCGCACATGAATCATATCGATGCCAATAAACAACACTATGATAACCTTTTAGCTATGCATAACCATTTACAGATGGCAAAAAATGTGTTAGTATCTACACTAAATCAACATGAAGGTGGACTCGAACATCACATTGACGGCAAAAGGACTGGTCCTGAAGGATTTGTTGTTAATCATGCTGGAGAACCTACTAAATTAGTTGATAGAAAAGAGTTTGCAAAAGCTAATTTGTTAAAGGTGAGGAAATGAAAAATTTATTTGATGTGATTGGCCGTGAATTAATTATTGAAGCCGAAGGTCGTGGTTTCCTATCTGCATCAGGAATGGATTCTGAACGACAAGAAAAAAAGTATATTGATCCGCATGTTGGAAGCAAAGAATATACACATGAATTAGGTAAAGCGCATAAAGATATTCCTGTTGGTTCTAAGTTAAGATTGACAGGCAAAGAAAGAATAGAAGGTAAGTTGCATGTTCGTGCCATTAATGATGCAACAAGAGAAGAACATTTAATACCTGCATCCAAGATACATAAACCAGGCGAAGCACCAAAGAACAAAGGTTTGGATTATGAAACGCAAACTTTTGAACGGTTCCAAAAAGCAGGCATCACTCCTTTGAACGCAAAGAGTGCTGGTTCAACTGGCGGTACCGATGTTACCATTGTGAATAAAAAGAAAAAAACGACACATAAAGGTCGTATTAAGAATGCTGAAGATTTGATTCACGGTGAAGTAAAAGAAGGCGTAACAGCAGCTATGGGTCAACTAACAATACATCACGATTCAAAACAAGGTTGGCACATTAAAGATGACAGAAGGAATTTAAGACCAAATTTTGCAAAATCGATTGAAGATGCTGGTATCATCAAAATGATGAATAGTAAATATAATCCAGACAAACACGAAATTCCTACAACGGCTAGTGGTCGTGCTAAATCGATTAGTATTAAACATCCTAATTTGGATCCAGCAGTACATTACTTAAATGACCACCATGTTCATGTATTACATGTTGGTAGTGGTTACGGAACATATAAAGTGGGTCAAAAAGATCCTACAGACCACGGACTACCCGCCATCTCCGGTAAAGGCGAGTTTATAGTTCGTGAAAAACAAGCAGGTAACAAAAAGGCAAGAACTGTTATGTTCAAACCTGACGGAGTAAAAGGCTTAAATAAAAGCCATGTGAATCTAGATGATGACGAACATTTAGAAAATTTTGCAAAAACATTAGGACATAGATGAAATCATTCTTACAACTTATCGAAGAACAAGAAGCCACGAAGAAACCCGTGGTGATGGCCTTTGGTCGGATGAATCCTCCGACTACAGGGCATTTGAAGTTAATTGATAAAGTTAAATCAACCGCAGAGAAAATGGGTGCAAAGCACACCGTTATACTTTCTCATTCGCAAGATTCTAAAAAGAACCCTTTATCTACTGATCAAAAGATTAAACACCTCAAACGGTATTCACCAGGAACACATTTTGAGGCCGCATCTAAGGAACAACCAACAATATTGCATCACGCTGCCCGTTTACACGGTGCTGGCCATGACCACTTGGTCGTAGTTGGTGGTTCAGACCGAGTTAAAGAAATGCACGATTTGTTACACAAATATAATGGTGTAGAAGGTCGACATGGGCATTTTAACTTTAAAAAGATAGAAGTTCGTTCTGCTGGCCATCGTGATCCTGACGCTGAAGGCGCAGAAGGTATGTCTGGCACCAAAATGAGAGAACACGCAAAAAATAAAGATTTCTCATCCTTCCGTCATGGCGTTCCAGCTCACGTTTCAGACCAACACGCTAAAGAACTGATGCATGATGTTCGTAAAGGCATGGGATTAAATGAACAAGTAAACCGTGGTCAATTTAAAGCCATCTTTGTGACTGGTGGACCTGGTTCCGGTAAAGATGTAATTATCCGTGAGGCCATTGCCGAATCTAAAGCCGTTGAAATTAACTCGGTACAAGCTTTTGAATATCTTGCTGATAAACAAAAATTATCAGAAAAATCTGGTGATTTCCGTAGAGAGTCTATTCGTAATCGTGGTCCTTTGATTATTAATGGCCCAGCAGACGATAAAGATCGTATCCTATACATTAAAGAAGAACTAGAAGATTTAGGTTACTCCACCTTAATGATATTTGTTGAGGCTTCCAATAAAGCCAGCCAAGAAAGAAATGCTAAGTTGTCAAGAATGATGGTTGAATCCATACGCCAGGACAAATGGTTGAAATCTAAAGAAAACTTCAAGTTGTATAACCAATTGTTTGATAATTTCATCAGTTTTGATAACGATAAATCGATTGAATATATAGAAGAAGATATCACAGAAACTTACCACAATATCAATGATTTTATTGATAATAAAGTAACAAATGAGATTGCTTTTGACTGGTTAGAAAAGCACAATAGGTTAAATAAAGGTAATATCTTCAAGGAAGAAAAAAATGTTCAAAAAAGTAATCGGTTTCTTAAAATCAAAACTGGCGGCCCCAAAGCAGACGGTCCAACCTCCATTCCCGCTGACAACAGAGCAGGTAGCTCAAACGCAGACAACGTTAAGTGGGACGCAGGCAAAAGAACAAAAACCTACACCTTTGGCCAAAACTCTGGCGTCTACGCCGAGGCCAAAGCGCCCACGCTCACCAAAAGACCAGAGCAAAAAGAGCCCAGCTTCCAGCAAGATAAAGAAAAACAAAAGCTAAAGAAACGTGGTGATAGAACAGTAAGTCCAGCTCGTGTTGGTCGACCAGATGGCCTTGGTCAAGAATATGACACACGAGCAGGTGGCCAAGGTGCTGCAGCAGGCGCCGGACTTGGCAATCAGACATATAGCGAAACAATAGAATTCAGTAATGCAAGTCAAAATGGTACAGCAATGCTTGGAGCTAAATTAGAACCAAATCCGTTGTCTGAGAAAAAACCGTTTAAAAAGTTTAGAACGAATATTAAAGAATATAGTGGATTTCAAAATGATACCGAATCTGGACTCGGTGGAGTATTAGGTGGCGCAAGCAATAAAGAAGGTATGGATTCATATAAAGATACATCGAGAAACATACAAAACGATTATGGTCTTAAAATAAAAAAGAAAAAAAAACAGGAGAAATAAAAATGTTTGGTCCGAAAAAAATATCTCAATCTTTGATTGATGCAGTTCTAAAGATAACCGAAGAAAAACCTGAAGTTACTCGTGCACCGCAGTTATTAGACGAGGCAGATAAAGTTCCTACACCAACAGGAATGAAAGTGTATGGCAGCCGTTATGGAAATTCTGCCAAAGCTCGTAGAGACCAAACTAAGGCAGCTGTTGACACACTAAAAGGTCCTAAGGACAAAGAATTAATAAAAGATGATGAGATAGATGAAACTGGCTTTCATGCAGCTGCTCACGGTGCCAAGAAAGCAGGTCAAACTCATTTTGAGTTTCAAGGAAAAAAATATCCTGTTACAGCAAAATCTCATACTGAAGCAATTGAAGAAGAAGGCGACTGTGTAACTAAACCAGAAGCAAAGAAAATTGCTAAGAAAGAAGTTAGTCACCACAATGTAACAATGCACAAAGGTCAAAAGAATACCGTTAAAGAAGATGAAGAAGTTAAATCTTTCAAAGACCGTTTACTAGAGCGTGAAATGACTTCCGCCGAATCTCGTAAAAGAGAAAAGATTGTTATGTCCATGAAAGACAAACAAGAATACTTCAAAAAGAAATATGGTAAGCGTTGGAAAGAAGTAATGTACGCTACTGCTACCAAACAAGCAATGAAAGAAGATATCAATTCATCGGAAGATAATCAAGATGAATTAGACGAAGCATCATATACAACAAAAAGAAATCCTGATGGGTCAGTAAAATCTAGTGCAGTCGACCAATTCATTAAAGCTGGTGGTAAAGTTGATAAGTCATATTATACAACAGGTGGTAAGTCATCGAAAACTATAAGAAATCCAGACGGTTCAATTAAAAAGAGTGCGACTGCTGATTTTAAGTATCATAAAGAGGAAGTTAAGAAGTCTGATGTTCCTGCTTTCTTACGCAAAATGCGTGGCGATAAACCATTGACAATGAAAGATGTTAAGTCTGGCGATAAAGATTCTATTTCACACAAAGATAATCTTGCTAAAGCTCGTAACGAAGAAATTGAATTATCTGAAAAGAATGAATCTCATACACATGCTGCTCATTATGAAAATGACAAGGGTGAGTGGACCGGTATGAATTTGTTTGTTGCTAAAGATGACGAAGATGCTATTCGCCAAGCACACGCAAAATGTAAAGATGGCTGCCGTTTATCTCGTGTTGAGCGTCATGTTGCAGTAAAAGAAGAAGTTCAATCATTAGATGAAATTGAAGCCTCTATCGAGAAACATAGTAGTGCAGATGCGACAACAGACATGTTGCGTGGTCGAGTAGTTGGTGGAACCGATAAAGAAAAAGGCGGTGCTGATAATTTCCGTAAATGGAAAATCAAACTTGCTGGTGATGGTGAAAACCGTCCAGGCAACCACAATGATAATGTTACTGAACCTAATATGGACAATAAAGGTGAAACTCCTGAACGTCAAAAAATTACAACCAATCCAGGTCCAGTAGATATCAAATTTGACGATAAATTGGGTAACACACCTCCACAAAAATATTTTTCAAAAGAAAAAGAACTTAGGAGTGAAGAAGTAAAGGGTGAATTAAAACATATTCGTTCAAAAGAAAAAGAGATGCGCAATAAAGAAGTTTCTGATTTTGCTTCTCATGCAAAAGCTTCTCAGAAAGAGAGTGTTGAAGAAGGTAAAAATCCACAAGTAGATGCTGCTAATGGTGCTCAACCTGATTTTGCAACTGAAAAAGTTATTGCTGGTACTCCTGGTTGGAAGAAAGTTGCTAAGAATGTAACAGACAAATCTGGTGCAGTTCACACACCAATGAGCCGTGCTAAAGACTTAGCTCGTCAAGCATTTAAAAAAGTTAAGAATGAAATGTTAGGTAAAGCTCCAGGAAACAACGGATAATTCATATGAAAAAGTTATCAGACACATTAAAACGTATTGTCAAGAATCCTGCTGGTAAAGAAACTTTTGGAACTGATCCAAAAGATCCTTGGTCACCAAAAGCAGGCCTTTCAGAAGGTTCACTTGAAACTTACTTAAAATCAAAAGGAATTAATCCTGAGTATGTAAGTAAGGACCAAAAAATTGCTCATGCTAAATCCATGGCGTATTTGAAATGGAAATCTGAACACCAGTTTGAAGAAGTTGTTGTTGAAGAACCCATACATATTTCAGGTAAGAGTGGTGGAACCGCATCACAAAAATCTTCAATAGAAAAAAAACAACATTCTGATAAAATAATTAAAACACCTCGTGGTCCTGGTTTGCATAGGCAAGAGGGCAGTCAAATGACACAGTTGACACCAGAATCAACTGCCTTGGATAAGTTTCGTGCTGCTTCTGCTGAAAGAGAAAAGAAATACGATGAAATTGAAAAGAATCGTAAATCAGATGCAGCTCAAGGTAAAGAGAATATGAAAAGTGCCATTGATCGTTTAGAAAAGCACATGAAAAAAGAGGATATGAATCCTGATTCACCTAAAGCTGCTGCAGTTTCAAAAGAATTAAAAAATATCACAAAGCGTGGAGTTATTATGAAACCCACAAATGAAGAACAGATTGATGAAAATGAACACCTCAAAAAACTCCAAGCAGATATAGATAAGTCTGCAGAACAAGAAGTTGCTCATGCTAAGAAACATGGCTGGAAAGTTCAAAAACAAACTTATGGTAGAACATATACACATCCAAAGCATGGTCATATAGATATGAATCGTTATGGCGAGTGGCAACATAGACCACAGTCAGGAATCATGCGTGGTAAAGGTAACTTGATTGCTCATGGAGAATTTAAAGATTTAGATAAACACATATCTTCATTGAAAGAAGAAGTGGAATCTATTGATGAACTCAACAAAGATACATTAAAATCTTATAGAGATAAATCAATGGCTAGTATCAAGAATGCTCGTAAGAATCGTGATGCTGCTGAACCAGGTAAAAACATGTCCAAAGGTTTTGCCGATTTATTTGCAAAGTCTGATTCGATTGCTAAAAAACGTGCCAAAGGATTAGCTGGGTATCTACAACGCAAACATGGCATGAAACCTGGTTATTCAGATGAACGCAAAACAACTTCTGAAGCAGTTGGTGATAAAGAAGCTGCCGATCATGCAGATGGTTTAACTACTGCTGTTGACCAGATGCAAGCAGAAACAAAGCGTCAAATGTCTAAGTCTGCTCGTATGATTAAGGCATTATATAAGAAACATAAAATGGTCAAAGAAGATTTGTATGACCATGAAAAAGAAGATAAATCAGTAGCTACCTATGGCAAGAAACCAAAGGAAGAAAAAGCTGATAAAGATGCAAGCAAAGGTGAAAACAAACCACAAGCAGCATTAACCTTGTCTGGAGGTACAACATTGACTGGCAACAAAAGAGATACAGTCGAAATTGATCCAATGATGAGGAATCGTCCAGGTCAACCTGATCCAACAAAGAAGGATGACAAGAAAAAAGACGATAAAAAAGAAGATAAGAAGAAAGATAAATAGTAATATAACCAAGGCTAATCAAGGAGAAAAAAATGCCAACATGGTCAAATATTGATACACCAGCATCAAAACCAAAGTTTGATGTTGAGCGTCAAGTAAGAGAATATGTACGTTTAAGTACTGCTAATACAACACCTGCAGGTAATACTGTAGTTACATTGGTGTACAACGATGGTGCACAGAACAACGTAGCTAACGTAGGTGTTGCTGTAGGACAATATGTTTATTTTGGTGCTGGTCTTGCCGGCAACGGATATCCAGGATTCTTCAGTTCAAATAACACAGTTGCGGCAATCAACGGAAACAATGTTACTTTGACAGTTGCTACGTTTAACACTACTGCTCCAGGAACAGTTATTGAGTTCGACAAAGCAATTGCTTATAACGTTAACAAACCTGTAGAAGTTACCTACAATCCAGACACAATTTTGATGACTGCAACTCGTTGTGCAAATACTGCTACAAACTTGCCAACAGGTATTTCTGCTAATCAGATTGGTAACATGGTTCAGGGTTGGAATCACGTTCAAAAGAAAACCAATAATGATGGTACAGTTCGTTACATTAAGGAGTGCATCGTTGCTTTAGCTAATCCTGTTGCTTCTAATGTATCTTCTGCTAATTGCAGTTTTGGTAACTTTATTGCTGGACTGTAATAACACATTATAAAGGTTTTTGATTATGAAGGTGTTGTTTCATACACACACATTGAATTATCGTGGTACAACAGTAGCAATTTTAGATTATGCTCGTTACAACCAAGAAGTATTAGGTAATGAAAGCGTTGTTTCTTATTGGGCTGATGGTCCAGTAGGAAACGATGCTGGTAACGAAGCTCCAATGATAGAAAAGTTCAAAACGGAATTTGAATTACGACCAGCAACAGGTGGTGATTTAAATTCCGTTTGTCATGATATAGATGTAGCATACTTTATTCGGTCGGGAGAGGTAGAACCTCTTCCTAATGTTAAGACCGCAGTTCACGCTGTATTTGGACATAGAACACCACATGGAGATTCATATGCTTATATCTCCGAATGGTTGGCAGAACATAGGTGCAAAGATTTAAATCTTCCTTATGTTCCACACATAGTTAATTTGCCGAAGCCTAATGCAGATTTTAGGCAACGATTAGGCATCAGCAAAGATAAAATTGTAGTAGGTAGATTAGGTGGTTATACCACTTTTGATATTGGCTGGGTACATTCTGCCGTACGGAGAGTATTAGAATCGGATCCTAGATTTGTATTTGTGTTCTTAAATACTGCTAGATTCATGGATCACCCCAATATCATCTATTTGGATCCAATCCATAACATGCAGGAGAAGTCAAACTGCATTGAGATGTGTGATGCCTTTCTCCATGCCAGATCGATTGGAGAGAGTTTTGGTTTGTCGGTTTGTGAACCATTATTTCACAATAAACCTACATTTGCTTTTAATGGTGGAGATGATAAACACCATATGATGGTATTAGATGGAACAGGTCTACTATATAATGATGAGAATGACCTGGTTACGAAATTGTTAAATTTGAATTCTTTTAATGGAGATTATCACTCATTAGTTGCCAAATTTAATCCTACCACGGTCATGGGTAAGTTTAAAGAAGTGTTTTTAACATAAATAGGCCAATGGATGCTTGATGATTTGAATGACGACAATTTCATGATATATGCAATGAAGTGTTATAATGCACCTAATTGTATTATGTCGGAATTTGAGAACGATATTAAAAGAACCAAATATCTAAAACGATTATTTCGTAGATACAAGGTTACAAAGAGTTTAAAAGAACGATTGATATTAAATCATATCATTCTATTGAATAATGTTTTTGGCCATCAGGCCGTAGCAAGAATTTTATTTTATAGAATTGATGAACGAGATTATGATGTATTAAAGACGTTTTTGACGTATCTTAATATTATGCCGGATGTAATTTACGGTATCAGAGGAAAAACAATACACACCGCTGATATTCCCTTAGACGAAAATATTGTAGAGATATTGGTAAAAATATGATAACATTTAAACAATACTTAAACGAAGTCGCCAAGCCCACAGGAGATTTAAAGAAAGCCTGCTGGAAAGGATACACTGCTGTTGGCACTAAAGAAAAAAATGGTCGTACTGTTCCTAATTGTGTTCCAGAAGAAGTTGAACTCGAAGAACTCTTTGACATCATCGAAGAAGTTGTTATGGACATGGCCGAAGAATGGAATGTTGACGAAGAAACCATTTGGGAAAATCTCGAAGATGTGTCAGACGAAGAATTATTTGAATCTGCTGCATGGCGCCGTAAAGAAGGCAAAAGTGCTTCTGGTGGTTTAAATCGTAAAGGCATTATGTCTTATCGTAGAGAAAATCCAGGTTCTAAACTAAAGATGGCAGTTACAGGTAAAGTAAAACCTGGATCTAAAGCAGCTAAACGCAGAAAATCATTTTGTGCTCGTATGTCTGGCATGAAAGGTGCAATGAAGAAACCTAATGGTGAACCTACACGCAAAGCTTTAGCATTAAGAAAGTGGAAATGCAGATGAAATCATTTAAACGATATATCGATGAAATGGGTGCTGGTGCCGCAGGTGGCGGTAGTGCAGGTCCAACCAATGTTGTTGGTGGTGGCGCAATTGCTGGTGCAGGTGTCGGTCCTCAAGGCGAACCGGGTGTTGATTTAAGAAAACGTAAGAAGAAAGTTGCAGACCCACGCATGCCAATGGGTATGGGTAAACGAAAGGACTTTTAAGTGAACGAAATCCAAGATAGTATTAGAGAAAAGTTTGGATTAGAAGCAGATGTAGTAGAAGCATCAAATGTTTTATTTCTGAGAGTTCAAGGTTTAGATAACGTATCACTTTCAGAATGGATTAAAAAAGAATTTAATGTATACACTAGTGTAAAGAACAGGAGAACATTTGAGTTCTCCGATGATGGGTGGATTAAAATAGAAAAAAATGATAACAGTAGAACAACTTCAGGTGATACTGCCGCATAATCCATCACCTCATACACTAACATCAACATTAAATAATTTATTACCAAAATACGAAATTAATACTAAAAATCGTATTGCAGGATTTATAGCGCAGTGTGCTGTAGAGTCAGTTGAATTTACAGTATTGGAAGAAAATTTAAATTATGGTCCACAAAGTTTGATGAAAACTTGGCCAAAACTTTTCACCAATGCTGAGATAGCAAATCAATACGCACATCAGCCAGAGAAGATCGCTAACCATGTTTATGCAAATAGGTATGGTAACGGAAACGAAGCAAGTGGTGATGGTTGGAAATATCGTGGTCGTGGAGCTATACAAACCACATTTCACGATAATTATAAAGTATTTGCTGTTTACATTGGTTTATCATTAGACCAAGCAGTTGCTTATTGTGAAACTCCGGTTGGCGCAATAGAGTCTGCTTGTTTTTATTGGAAGATGCATAAGATTAACGAAGATTGTGATGCTAATGATATTGAAAGCATGACACATAAAATTAATACTGGTTATCTTGGATTACCACAAAGAAAAATGTATTACGAGAAAGCGAAGTCAGTACTATGATGACATTATTACTTTGGTTGTTTAATTATATTCCAACATTATTCATATATGTTGGTTTTGCGTTAGGCCTCGTACTATATCTTTTTTCTGAGTTAGCAACTATTCGTATTGCACAAGTAGTTGCATCAAGTTATTTGACGCCAGCTTTGGTTCGAATAATTGGTATTGTAATAATGGGAATAAGTATTTTTTTATTGGGTGTATCGTTTAGTGATACCGAATTTAAAAAAGAAATAGATAAAAAAAATGCTGAGATTGCAAAAATAAATGAAAATGCAAAAAACATTTCAGCTCAAGTAGTTACCAAGTATGTGTACAGGGATAGAATTATTAAGGAGAAGGGTGATGAAATCATTAAGTATGTTAGCACTAAAAACGATGCTGATTGTAACTTGCACAACTCTACTATCGAGTTGCTCAACGCTGCCGCAAAAAACGACCTTCCCAACCCCGCCAGAGCAATTGATGAGTCCAGCTCCGGAGTTAATCTTAGTGCCGTTGAAACAACAGTCATCGAAAACTACAACCAATACCACGAAGTAAAAAATAAATTAGATATGTTACAAGAGTGGGTAAGAGAACAACAAAAAAATAATGAATAAAATATTAACCGATTTATTAACAGGTAAAGATGGCAAAACCCACGACATTGCTCGTTGGTCTTGGATGATTTCTATGCTTGCAATAATTGTCGGCGCAGGTATCGAATTGTATCAATCTGTTAATGTGAGTTTAAAAGATTTTGCAGAATCCGTAGGCATTATTGCTGGCGCACACGGCGCAGCTGTTATGATGAAAAAAGATGCTGAACCTCAACCAGAAGAAGATATAACAAATAAATAAGAGAACACTATGACAGACAATGTTACACAATTAAAAGTTGATGTGGAAGTACTAAAAACCCAAGTGGCCACATTAACTTCCCTCTGCACAAAGATGGATACGGTTATTGATAAACTTGTGGATCAACAAGAAAAATACACCGCACAAATTTATAAAGATATGGAAAATCGCAGAGTAGAAAAGAATGCCGAGATTAAAGAAATCCACGACCGCATTGATACTGTTATAGACAAAGTTCAAATTACCGAATTGCGCATTATGGATGAAATTAAGCAACTACGGGCAGAATTAACCAAACGGCAAGAAAAAGATTCTACCAAAGTGGATAGTTTATCACAATGGAAATGGATGATTGCCGGTGGTATTGTTGCTATATCTTTCATCATTACTCGTGTGGTTGAAATGCTAGGACACTTGACAAAGTAGTATTATTGTAGTATTATTACATACATTATGAGTATATACATTGATAGAGCATTTTTGCTTCGGGTATCCCCCAAACTCCCACGATTCACGCAGAAGAAGGAAGACCTTTATAACTTCCGTTGTCCTCTTTGCGGTGATTCTCAAAAGAATAAAACTAAGGCACGAGGATTTGTTTTTCGTAAGAAAGATAATTACTTCTATATGTGCCATAATTGTGGTGTATCTACCACATTTTATAACTTTCTAGATAAAGTCGATCCAACATTAACCAAAGAGTATGCTTTAGAACGGTATAAAAATGGAACACAAAATGCCAACACACCAACCCCTAAATTTGAACAAACTAAAGCGGAAAAACCGACCTTTCGAAAAAAATTATCATTGGAATCAATTGACTCGTTATCAGAAGAACATTTTGCTAAGGCATATGTTCAATCGAGAAGAATTCCCAAAGATTTTTATTCGCAATTATACTTTGCGCCAGATTTCCGTAAATTTATCCAAGAATTTAATGTCGAACAAGAAGGCCTTAAAGAAAACGACCAAAGGCTCATTATTCCATTCTATGATGCGGAGAAAAACCTCGTTGCGGTACAAGGGAGGGCTCTCGGTGAGTCCAAACTCCGTTATATCACAATCAAGGTTAATGAAGATGTTTCCAAAGTCTATGGATTAGATAGGATCGACCAGGACAAGATGATCTATGTGATGGAAGGTCCTATTGACAGCATGTTTATTGACAATGCTGTAGCCACTGCGGATTCTAACTTGGAATCAATCATAAGTATATTTGACAAATCTAAAGTTACTTTGGTATTTGATAATGAACCAAGAAATAAAGAGATTGTCAAAAAAATTGAACACGCCATCGACAACCATTTTAATATTGTTATTTGGCCAGAATTTATTGAAGAAAAAGATATCAATGATATGATCCTGTCCGGTTTTTCGCAGGATGAAATACAAGATATTATACATAAAAATACCTTTCTCAATTTGAGAGCAAAAATGGAATTCATTAAGTGGAAAAAGATATAATTGAGTGGGTAAAACGAATTTCCAAAAAGCGTAATGAACTTGGTGGATTTGCTATTTGTCCTTTTGCGCAAAAGGCACTTAAAGAAAAAAAAATATTTTGGTCATTCATAGGTTATGAACCATCAGCTTACATAAGTAGGTATATGGAGATGATGAATGAAGATTATGAAGTGGTGCTATTTTATAATCTGAAAAAAAACTTAACCAATGAGGACTGTATTGAATTAATCAACAATCTAAACAAAAAATTCCCCAATATAGTATTTTTAAAAGACCATCCTGATAATCCTGGATTTATCAATGGCGTCAACACCAGTAATGGTGAATATCCGGTAATTATTGCTCAACCGAAAGGAAAACTAAAAGATGCTAGGCTTGCTTTAGAGAAAACAAAATATTATGATGTATGGAGTGAAGAATATAAAAAAGAAATTTTGAGTTACGGCAACGAATAACAATAAGAAAGCGAAACAGCATGGAATACCTAGGTATTAATATAGATTTAGAAAGAGATAAACTGTTTGATGAATTAGGCATCAGACGATTAAAAGAAAGTTACATGAAAGAAGATGAAGAAAGTCCACAACACAGATTTGCATTCGTCAGCAAAACGTTCAGTTCCAATCCAGAGCATGCCCAAAGATTATATGATTATAGCAGTCAACATTGGCTTTCTTATTCTACTCCCATTTTATCTTTTGGTCGTAGTAAGCGTGGCATGCCTATATCATGCTTTCTCAATTATATCGAAGATACTGCGGAGGGTTTAGTTGATAACCTATCAGAAACTAACTGGCTCTCTATGCTTGGTGGCGGTGTTGGTATTGGTTTTGGCATTCGGTCTGCCGATGATAAGTCTACTGGCGTTATGCCACATCTTAAAATTTATGATGCGAGTTCTCTTGCTTATCGCCAAGGTCGCACTCGGCGTGGCTCTTATGCCGCTTATCTTAGTATATCTCATCCTGATATCATTCCGTTCCTCGAAATGAGAAAGCCAACAGGCGACCCCAATGTTCGTTGCCTGAATCTGCATCACGGTATTAATATCACCGATGACTTCATGCACATACTTGAAAAATGTATGTTGGATCCTGAAGCAGATGATTCTTGGGAACTAAAAGATCCACACACAGGTGAAGTTCGTGAAGTTGTATCCGCAAAACATCTTTGGCAACAAATTTTAGAATTGCGTATGCATACAGGTGAACCATACATTCACTACATTGATACAAGCAATCGTGAACTGCCAAAATTTCTAAGTGAAAAAGGTTTGAGAATTCACCAATCAAATCTTTGTTCTGAAATTATATTACCAACCAATGAACAACGCACAGCAGTATGTTGTTTATCTTCTTTGAATTTGGAGAATTATGATGAATGGAAAAACAATAAGTTATTTCTCAAAGATGTTGCTGAAATGCTTGATAACGTGCTCAATTACTTTATTGCTAACGCTCCCGATGCTATCTCTCGTGCTAGATATTCAGCTGAGCGAGAGCGTTCCATTGGCATTGGTGCTCTCGGCTTTCATGCTTATCTACAGCGTAACGGAATTGCTTTTGAAGGAGTTATGGCCAAAGTTGCAAACAATAGAATTTTCAAAACTATTCGAGAGGGATTAGACGATGCCAATTATGAATTGGGTAAAGAAAGAGGTGAAGCCCCTGATGCAATTGGTACTGGTCGTAGGTTTAGTCATGTTATGGCTGTTGCTCCCAATGCTTCTTCTTCCATTATCATGGGGAATACTAGTCCTTCTATTGAACCTTATCGTGCCAACGCTTATCGGCAGGATACTCTTTCGGGTTCTTTCTTAAATAAGAATCGTTGGTTGGATAAAATCATCAAGGAGAAAACAAATGGTGATGAACAAGATTACGCTGATGCTTGGAGCTCTATTATTGCTAACGATGGGAGCTGTCAGCACCTTGATATACTCTCTGATGCAGAACGAGATACTTTCAAAACCTCAATGGAAATCGATCAAAGGTGGGTTATTGAATTGGCTGCAGACCGTCAAGCATATATTGACCAAGCGCAATCATTAAATCTGTTCTTTAGACCAGATGCACACATCAAATATATTCATGCTATTCATTTCATGGCATGGAAAAAAGGATTGAAAACTTTATACTATTGCCGTTCAGAGAAGATTGGTAAAGCCGATAAAGTATCTAAACGTATTGAACGCCAAGTTATTAAAGAACTTGATATGGAGCAAATTGCTCAAGGTAACGACTGCATAGCTTGCGAAGGATAAAATGATTAAAAAACACGAAACACAATTAACAGACGAAAGATCATATTTCAAACCATTCAATTATGCTTGGGCATATGATGCTTGGTTGAAGCATGAGCAATCACATTGGTTGCACACAGAAGTTCCAATGCTGGATGATGTTAAAGATTGGAAAAAGAAACTTACAAAAGAAGAAAAACAATTTCTGACACATATCTTCCGATTCTTTACACAAGGTGACATTGATGTTGCTGGTGGATATGTTAAGAATTATCTTCCTTATTTCCCACAACCTGAAATTCGTATGATGCTCTTGGGGTTTGCGGCAAGGGAAGCATTACACATTGCTGCTTATTCTCACCTCATTGAAACCTTAGGTCTTCCAGACACAACCTACAATGAGTTTATGGAGTATGCTCAGATGAAAGAAAAACATGACTACATTATGGACATCAGTAGTAAAAATACTACAAAAGAGAACACTGCAACTCATATTGCTGTATTCTCGGCATTTACCGAAGGTATGCAGTTGTTTAGCTCTTTTATTATGTTACTTAATTTTCCACGACATGGCAAAATGAAAGGCATGGGCCAAATTGTTACTTGGTCAATCGTTGATGAAACACAGCACACCGAAAACATGGTGAAATTGTTCCGAACATATATACAAGAAAATAATGAGATTTGGAATGATGAACTTAAATCTAGACTTTATACCATTGCAGAACGAATGGTAGAATTAGAAGATAAATTCATTGACCTAGCATTTAAGATGGGTGCAATGGAAGATTTATCTGCCGAAGATGTTAAGAAGTATATTCGTTATATTGCAGACCGCCGTCTAATCTCATTGGGATTAAAAGGTGTGTTTAAAGTGAAAAGAAATCCTTTACCATGGGTGGAGGAAATGATCAACGCACCAACACATACTAATTTCTTTGAGAACCGAGCAACCGATTATGCAAAGGGTGCTTTATCTGGAGATTGGGGTGATGTATGGGCCAAATAAAGGTTAAAAATGACACAAAAACAATTATCAGGAGATTGCTCCAATTGTGAATCAACATATAGCATAGCATTTATGGAAGAATTAGTATCTCAAGATTTGCCAGAGCATTGCCCATTCTGTGGTGAAATTATCGAAGAATTATCGGAAGACTATATAGAGGAAGATGATAATTTGGATGATGGAGAATGGGAATAACTTGGCAATACAATGATAAAGATTTTACTGAAGATTTGATTGGTGATAATTACGGGTTCGTGTATCAGATAACTAATCTGACGAATGGTAGAAAATATATTGGGAAGAAATTTTTTTATTCTTCCAAAACCAAACAAGTCAAAGGTAAAAAGAAAAGATACAAAGCACCGAGTGATTGGCAAACTTACTATGGAAGTAGTGCCGAACTAGCTAAAGATGTGTTACAATTGGGTCATGAACATTTCAAACGTGAAATTTTACATCTTTGCCAGTCCAAAGGCGAATGTGGTTATCTCGAAGCAAAAGAGCAATTTATCCGTGGCGTTATGGAAACGGATGAATACTACAACACTTGGATTATGGTAAGGGTGAGAAAATCACACATCAAGGACTATAATGCTCGACTTTCTCAAGATTTACAAGGACCAAAAAATTGATTTCATGACTTTCTTTGAAGGCAATAAAGAAGATGAAATTTCAATTATGGGTCAAGAATATGCAAACTCAGGTGAACCTGTAGGTGCAAGTAGTATGGGTGAAGCATATCACATCATTCTGTTTAGAAGTCATGAAACGGAAGATAGATATACCGATCTGGATTATTTCCAAGCCATTCTTTGTGACCCATTAGAATATATCTCAGGACTAATACCACAAGGCTGGTATGGTGTAATTGCTCGAAAAACAACAACATCCGAACCCATTATTACGAAACTGCTTGCCAGATGTCGTGAATCCATGTAAAATGTAATTTTTGAAACTTTGAAAGTTTGTTATGATTTTAGTTGACTTAAACCAAGTATTGCTTGCCGGGCTTATGGCACAAATTGCCAATCAAAAAGGCAAATTAGATGAACACCTAATTCGACACATGGTGTTAAATATTATCCGTAATCACATCAAGAATTTTAAAGGCGAATATGGTGAAGTAGTATTGTGTTGTGATAATCGTAAATATTGGCGCAAAGAATATTTCCCATTCTATAAAGCAAATCGTAAAAAGAACCGTGATAAGTCGGATTTAGATTGGCATTTAATCTTTGACATGCTTGCCAAATTTAAACAAGAACTCAAAGATAATTTCCCGTACAAAGTGTTAGATATTGAAGGTGCTGAAGCGGATGATATTATTGGCACATTAGTACCACGAGTAAAAACGGACGAGAAGGTTTTGATTTTATCGAGTGATGGTGATTTCTTACAATTACAAAAATATAGAAATGTAAAGCAATATAATCCGTCACAAAAGAAATTTGTAAAGTCCGAAAATCCAGCTCTAGAACTTAAAGAAAAGATTATTCGTGGTGATAAAGGTGATGGCATACCAAATATGTTTTCACCTTCCGATTGTTTTGTCCGTGATTTGCGTCAAAAACCAATCACACAAAAAACTTTAGAAAAATATTTGGTTGAGCAAGTCGATAACTATAACGAAAGTGATAAGGCAAACTTCTTCCGTAACCAAACATTAATTGACTTATCTTTTATTCCATCTGAGATTAAACAAAAGATCATAAATACTTATGATGAAGTAAAACCAGCATCGAGAAATAAGTTGTTAAATTATTTTATTGAACATAAACTTAAAAATCTAATGGAAGTGATTGAGGAATTCTAATGAAAAATATTTATGAAGTATTTGATGAGTTTGAACAAGCATCAAATAAAAAAGAAAGAATGGCAGTAATACAAAAAAATCTATCTAAGCCCTTAGTAAAAGTGTTAGAATATACATATCACCCCGGTTATCAATGGAAGGTAAATGACCTTCCTGACAACTATCAACTAAAACCAATTCCGCAAGGAATGTCCTATTGTCAACTTGGTACAGAGTTGCGTAAGATTTATATGTTTCAACAAGGTCATCCTACGGCCGAAGCTTTAACCAAAAGAAAACAAGAAGAATTATTAATTCAATTACTCGAATCAATCGAGCCTCGTGAAGCTGAAGTTGTTATGGGAATTTTTCGAAAAAACCAAGGTGTAATTGGTCTAGATTATAAATTTGTAAAAGAGGCATTTCCCGATCTTTTACCCTAATGAATAAAAAAGAAAAAATAATAGTAATAACCGGTGAATTTGATCCTCTCGATAAAAGAGAATTAGATTTCATAAAAAAATGTAAACGTAAAGGTGATTGGTTAGCTGTCGGCATACATTCAGATTGGTGGATGATGTATTCTCGTGGCGGGTTTATGCAAAGTTATCAAACTCGCAGAGAAATATTATCCAAT